CGGCACATGGTCAACATAGTATCCACATGTGCTGGAAAAATACAAGCAGTTGGTTGATATTGTATTGCTACGGCACAATGCTCTAGATCAAATGCTTGTGCTATGGTTAATAATTCAGGATACGCTACAGGATTGATTATACTGTGTGTTACCGAATTGAATCCTGCGGCTTTTTGCATAGCATGCTCACCACCTAGATAATTGGTATCAAAAGAACTATTTGAAGCAGTAATATGCTTGTTGTCTTTGGAGATTTTATTAGCTAGATCTATTAGAGTTGGGGATGTGACTGTGGCAATATGCTCTATTTTGTATTCTCTAATAGTGATACTGGTTGCTAACTTAGAAATTTTATATACATCGGGTCCTAGAATGTCTATGAGATTTTCATAGTTGTCCATCCAAGAAAAATAATCTCGCACTGTTTTTATATTGGCATATTGTGTCTGATAAAAAGACAAGGCTGATACGGTCAAATTATCTACTTGAATTTCACGGCCAATAATATCAGTGTTCATGTCAGTGATGCTCTTTGATTGCACCCTTCAAGCCAAGTCGAATTGCTTCGTCCATGGAGATAGCAATTGCACCAGTGGAATCCATGCCAACATCCACAGCACGATATCGCTCCATTCCACTTGTGCCACCGTGAAGATGACCATGCAAGTGTACTGAACCGCAATGCATTTGGTCCCATTCTGCAATAGGATAGTGAAACATCACAACTTTGATTTCGTTGAACTGCACATCCAGATACTTGTGGACTTCGCAAAAACATGCACGGAATTCAGGATCCTGCAAGGTCTTGCGGTCGTGATTGCCTTCAATCAGGATTTTGTTGCCGTTGCAACGCATCATGTATTCTGCTGCTTTGGCCGCTGGCAAGAACGCTACATCGCCTAGGATGTACACAGTATCTTCAGGAGCAATCATGGCATTCCATTCAATTACCATTTGTTCGTTCATGTATGCAACATCGTCACGAAATCGTGCCCGTGTTACAGGGCAGAACTTCATGATGTTTTTGTGCCCAAAGTGCAAGTCAGATGTTACCCAAGTCTTCATATTATTTCTGTTTTGTTTGGCCAATGCGGCTGGCCTTATTCCAGGTGTACGCTACCCCATCAGGAGTCTTACCATCCACCACAGCATCCACACCAGGTTTGCCCACGTGGTTGGGATCTTCTGATACCATGGTAACAAAGATCATGCCCAGCTTGCGAAAGGCCTCGGTATACTTCAATGCTTCGTTTAGGGTAACGGCATCATGTGCGTGTGACCAATTGGTCACAGGATCTGTATAGTAGATTTTAAACATAACCCTATTATATAGCATAGCACTATTCAAGTCAAGCTATGTTGACATAAGGGTGTGGGTAAATTGCAACAACAGTTGATGATGCAGTCCTTGATGCCAATGTGGTGCTAGATATTGCCAGGGTTTTTGATACCATAATCGGGTACTTTCTAAATGACAACCAATCACCCCAACTCTGTTTTGAATGATAGCCATTGGGTCACCATTTGCATATCGACCCACAGTGGTAAATTTGGTCTCATCACCAATCAGGGCACACCCGTCCCAGAAGAACATGTTATGCGGTTGGCCTTGCCAATCAATTGCGGTAACAGTTCCGTAACTTCTACGTACCTCAGCACCCGGACGTTTGATGTATTGTTCGCACTTTACGTCCTGCAAAATATCAAAAAACCAATGCCCGGCCCAGTATGCTCCCATGCAAATGCCCAAGTATCTGCCGCCGGATTCCACAAAATCAGCTATCATGTTGGCTTGTTTACGCAGGAAGAAATCATAGTAGCGATCAGCTTCGCCAATCCCCCCTGGAAACACAACCATTGCTGCCTGTGCCAACAAGTCTGAATTTAGAGTTTTTTCGTTGAATCTCTGTACGCGATAGTGACTGCCTAGACTCTTTTCTACCCCATCACAGCTTTGATTGCTGCATTCAGGATGATGAGAGAACAAGGCAATCAGGGGTTTATGGGCATCCAGCATGTTGTTATTTACACACTATTTTGCCCTGTATTTTTAATCTGTGTCTGGCCAAGGTTCTACCAACCACCCTATAGCAAATAGGTCTTGACGTATTTCATCAGTAACGGTACTTTCCCCTACGTAGCCTTTGGTGCCAGTCTCATCACCATTGCCTAGTCCGCCGCCCATGCCCGAACAATACCAGTCCATGTAGTCGCCTTGCTTGCGTATATCAGCAATGATCCCGCCAGCTGATCGCCAACTACGTGTCCATTTTAAATCTGCAACTCTAGGCCAAACATCGTTTTTTTGAAACACATTATTACACATGGCCGCATAGAGATTCTGGGCGTATGTATCGCTGTCAATCACTTTCTTTGCCATCCATCCAGATGTGACAATGTCCTTGTCGAGATCATTGGCAGGATCTTGTCTCATTGCAAAGTGCGGGATTCATCCTGGAGATCGGCTTTGACTCGATCCGGCAGATCCGCAAAATCAACTTCCGTGCTTTGTGCAGCAAGTTCTTCGGGAGTCATGGATCCAAACATTTCTTCAAGTTCTGTTATCAAGGCATCTAGTTCTTCTTGAGAGCCATCAAAGTCATCAAACGCTCCTGGTGCAAACTGTACTTTCATAATGTATCCTTGTGATAAATGGTGGGACCTCTGTGAGTCGAACACAGCACCAACAGATTATGAGTCTGCTGCTCTAACCAACATGAGCTAAGGTCCCTGGTTATTTGTTACGCCAAACGATCTACGTTCTGGCCATTGCGATTCATGCGCCTGTTCATTTCTACATGTTTGGCTTCGTCAATTTCATGTTGATGTTTGATTCGTACCTCATCCTGCAAACGTTCAAGGTGACGGCGATCCACACGGCGAATCTCTTGAAGCCTGTAAACTTCGTTATTGTGTGTGTGGATGCTGTCAACTTTCATAATATTACTTATCAATCACTTGCTATTCCGAATAGCTGTCAACTTCTGTTAACTCGGCCACTTGATACACCATGTCCACTGACACATCCAACATACCAGAAATGGTCACTGGTCGGTAACCTTCTTCAAGTAGAGATCTAATCTCTTCAATCAGTTGTTTTATTTTGCTCATATTATTCCTTTTGTTTTGAAATTCACATGGGTTCAACTAGCATTCCAAATCTCTGCATATCCTTCTTCCACAGTTGGTTCTTCCCAACCTGCGATCATACTACGCATGACATGATCGGGAATGCTCTTTCCAACACGGCTGGCCAACCGCCGAGCCAGTTCTTCAGCCTCGGGGGTGCGAAACACCACAGCAATATGTTCATAGTCAGGCAACATGCGGAACTTCTTCAGACGACTTTTGACTGTGGTTGAGGTCTGATCCCAAATTATACTATGATTGTGCTCACGTGCAAATACAACTTGTTCAGTCATCAAGTCCACAGCCGTGGGCATGTACTCCTTGAACACTTGATTGTAGGTTTTGCCTTGTGCTCTGGCATAGTCTTCCACAAACGCATCTGTACTGACTATAGTCAGCCCCAGGGCCCAGTCTTGGTCCCGTATCCAGGTGCTTTTGCCTGCGCCCGGAACTCCTACTAATACGTAAACTTTTGACATTACTTCTCTACAATTCGATATTGACTTTTTGGATAGCGTTCTTGCAGCCATTCAATCAGGCCTGGCTCCCAAGGCAGTTTAACTGATTCATAACGATTGGTAATGTATTTCATTCTTCAACTCTGAAATGTTCTTTAATATCGTTAACCAACTCAACCGCCCATACTGGTTCGGCATATTGAGCCGCTTCATTCCCAATCTTATCCAAACATTCCTTCACAATCAACTCGGCGAACTTTTCTGCATTGAGCAGACGAATCTTTGTATCTGGATCTGCCATGTTAGGCACCCATTCCATAGACTGTTCTTTTAGTTGTCGAATTCGTTCATTCATTCTTCGTGTCCTAGTGTTTGAGGGCTGTGATCCAGTCGATCAATGTCGTTTTCACGATAGAAGAATGCATCTGGATCCGTTATTGTAACACACAAATCGCTATGATGCAAGTCATAATCCACAAAGTTGTGTTCAGAATCATACACTCTGAATTTGTAAACACCGGCAGCAACTTGGATCAACACACCTTCCGTACCATCAGCTGACGTTGGTTTCATTGTTCTCTCCTAAATTAAGTATCGCCTAATTGCCGTTCAAGATCTTCAATACGTTTTTCATAAACATCACGTAATGCATCTCGTTCATCCTCTACGCTGGATAGTTCTTGTTGTAGATAAGTTATTTGTCCACGCAACCAAATAATCTGTTGCTCAAGTTCAAATATCTTTTCTCGTTGTGGATCTTCATCCTCGATCATTCTTCAACTCCAAAATGTTGTTTCAATCTTGCTTTTGCTATTATTCGGCATGCCAGTTACCTTGCAAACAATGCAAGAATTCATGCCCTACTGTACGCATATCTACCTTTTCAGGCAAAATTATCAAGCATCGATCTGGCCATTGCCAAGTACAAGCCAATGCACCGTTGGGAAATCCACCCAATCCAAAATTTCGACTTTGAGCATTGCAGACTGCTTGAATTTCGGACGCTTTGACATACTGTATCTCTACTGTTGTTTTGTTGGTACTATTTTTTTTCATATCAAACACACGACTACCAGAATTATCAAAATTCCACTGTGCGTTTGCAGTGCTTGCAACCAAACATATTGCAACAGATAACACAAGATTTTTCAACATAATTATTACTTAATTTGAAATAAACAATACACACTCAAGGCAAAAACAGCCACAAACCCAGCTGTGTCAATCAGTTCAGAATACGATCCAGTCTTGCGAAGTGCCTGTGCAATTAGATCAGTCAGTCGTTTAAAACTCTGATTTAAATTGCCATTGAATATCCCATCAATGATCAAGGCCACAGCCATAGCAAACATTGCCACAGTTACAACATTCAACAATATCAACCATTGATAATAAGATATCCACTTGTCAAGATCTTTTATGTAGAATGACATTACTTTTCTCCCAGCAGGTACCGGTTAGAGATAGCCTTGAAGCTCATGCCACCATGCACTTGCTTGAACACAATGCCTTCACGTTCGGGTCCTGTGATATCGCCCATCACACTCTTGCCTTCAGCAAACTTTAGGATTTCTTCCACAGAGCCTGTACCAAGATTCCAATCAGTGTGCAGCACAGGAACATGCAGCAGTCCCATCTCCTCAACAAGAGCACGACGGAACATGGGGCTCAAGTATGCACCACCAAACACATCGTAGATATCAAACACACGGAACTCTGGGTCACGCAGTTTATAGATGTTGCCTTGGATGCCGGGCCCGATTAGTTCGCCTTGAACAGCAACATTCTTGTTGCCAAACAAACCGCGAATCTTTGCTTCAATCCCATCACGACGGGCCACAGCCCATAATGTGTTGCCTTCAGTTTCCTTTAGGTCCAGGTTACGTGAGCAAACACCGAATTCACCATCGATCAAGTACACAGTCATTGAAGAACCTTCCAGCTTTTCAGTAACTTCATACTCAGTGCCTGATTCGGCAGCAGCACGGATTTCTGCAACTAGATTTTGTGCCCGTTCTTGGTCAGTCTTGGGAATCTCAGATGGAAAGTTACCACGTGCCATACCAGCCAACTGAGCATTCATGGGCATTTCCCACTTCACAATGTTCAGCAATTCAGTAACATCTTCGCCCTCAACGAAAGAATTTGTTTGTGGAATAACATCATCAAGATTCAACAGCAAACCTTGAGATAGTTGGCCACGCAGCTTTACAGTACGCAGACGTTCACCGCGGATGCCTTCGAACTCACGAGGCTCCTTGCCCTTGCTTAGGAAAGCAGCAATCTCAGTAGGAATCCAAGAGTCAATCTCGCAATACACTGCACGATCGCCTACAGCAAACTCGCCCTTCTTTACCACTACCTTCCATCCACCAATGGTAGCGCACTCAATTGCATCTGCACCTTCAATCGGGGTGAGTGCATCAATCTTACGAATAGTAGCCATCTTGCGAGTCATAAATTTCCTTTAACTTTTTTTGATTTGCACTGGTCTTGTTCAAACAAATCAATATAATAGAATCGTTTGTATTTTTCTAATCGTTCAGGGCTGTTACATGCATGGAAATAACCCTGTACGCTAGTCTTAAATTTGCAGTCTTTACACTGATCAGGCATTTTATTTCTTTCCAATCTTTGATACTACGTTGGCCTTGCTCACATGCAGTTGGTACAGGAACCTACGGTACACTCGCAATGAGGCAATGCTCATTGGATCTGTCTTGCCTTCAAGTTCGGCAATCTTTGCTTCTAACTCTTGTTCTTTTGCACGGTGGCGCTCAATGTCTGCATTGAGCCCTTTTGTTTTGTTCCAAAAGAATTTCATAACGTTCTCCTTATAATCCCAACAGTTCGCGTTCAAAATCAGTCAACTTGGCCAATGCTTCTTTCTTGGCTGCTTCACGCTCTGCTGCCTTACGACGGTCTTCGTCCAGCTGATCCAGGTCCCACATTAGGCTTTCCAAGTCTATCTGGGCCTGCATAGAGTGTACTGGAGACAATGTCCAACTGTCACGCCCCTCGACCAGAAGGAACTTGGAGTTGCGTACTGTGAGACTAAAAGAGTTAGGACTATTCGTAGCTCGTTCCAACTGTGCCATCAACAGGCCAGGGAAGGCAGCAACTTCTTCTGCTTCGCGCTGAGCCATAAATGCTTCATTCTCAGCTGTGAGTTCTGCTTTTGTCTTACGTGCCATGATCAACTCCTTGTTGCGATAAGTGTATTATAGCAGAACGGTGATTTCTGGTCAACCGTTCTGCTTCACACGCACATCAGTGTTCAGTGCAGGTGTGTACTGAGCAATCAGCTCGCGTTCCAATTTGTGTGCAGCAGCTTTGCCACGCACAATGTCCACAATCACAGCGGTGATGCTGTCAGCACCTGCCATGCGAATTGCTTCGTACAGGCACCAAGATTTGTCCTCAGTGCGCGAACGATAGATGTGTTTGTTAACACGGCTACGCAGGCTCATGGGGATTGTGCGCTGAGTCTTTGCAGTGATACCAATGTAAAACTCTGTACCAATATGCAGAGCATACACAATATGAGTGCGATCAACACGCTTTTTACGAGTGGCTTTTGTTGCTTCCATACACGTATTATAGCCGATCTAGCAAATCCGGTCAACCACAATTGTGTGGCATTTTTACAACACTTTTACTGTGTATAGTTCTCAAGAAATCGGTCTAAATCCCCATACAGATTCGCTAGAAATGCTTCCTTGGATCCGTAAAATTTGATATTGGAATTCTTTCTATCTAAATTGAGATAATATGGGTCTTGTAATCTTTGATCCAACTGTACCAGTAGTTTGGGACGTATTTGTTCCAGTCGAATATCAAAATTATAATGCTCGATATTCATTCGTTGCATCACAATATAACCATGGGGACTAAGTCGCATGCCTGCACCTTGACGAGAATTACGCCACCAAGTTTGCATGGCCCAATCTAATCCGGGACGTTGAGATTCAGGATACTGCCTGATCAGTGCTTCAGTAATGGCTTGTTTATTTCGCATTGGGATATATCTTATCCCCTTGCTTGAGTAATACCACAGAAAACTTGTCAGTTCTAAACTGAACATTTAGTTTACGTGCCAAATTGATTGCGTGTCCGCTGTTTGAGAACGAAACCTTTTTATACTTGGGACCAGGATACTGTGTGAGCAAGTTAGAAGTCTTGAGATTGATAGGTCGGCCATCAAAGAACACTGCCCAGATACCTTCACTGGCTAATACTTGCTCAGTTTTGTAGGTCTGCTTGTTGGTGTTCTCAATTAATACCGACGGTTTTGGACGACTCATTCATTATACTCCTACATTTATTTAGCAGAAATATATGTAGTTTTAGAAGTCTTTGCTGCCCAGTTCCACCGTAATAACTTGTTCTTTCTGTACCTGTAACAAGGTATTTTGCATGTCAATCATGGCCAACAGTATCTTGGTTATGTCAGCATGTAGGTCTTTGGCATCCTTCATGGACATCATGAAGTCACGTTGGCCACGTGCTTCATGTGCCTTTACTGAATCAACAAACCGATTGATATGGATACTCATTTTTTAATACCATAAAAATATAAATCTTGCAGTTCCCAATGTACCGTTCTAAAATTCCATTCGTTAAAATGAAGATTAAAATCAATCTTGCTTGTGAAATCTTCAGCAGTTAAATTTTTGTAGTATTCCCATCCAACACTGGTGGTCAACGAGTGTGTTGGTGATGTTCTTGATGTACCGTGTTCTGCACGACCAGTGGTAGCACAGGTGAATATCACTATGCCATTGTGTTTGCACATTCTTATCATGTTGATAAATGTTTCTAACCAATAAGGATTGTGTTCAAAACATTCTGAAGAAATCACCACATCAAAATGATTTGATGGGCCATCAAACTCCTGCCCGCCCACAACCAAGTCCACTCCTTTACCGGGTGCAACATCCAACCCAATGTGCTGTGATGTATTTTGAATTATGGATCGAATTGATCCATTTACATCATAGCTACCTACTTCTAAAAGTTTTGGAAATTTAAAAAAATCTGGAAATCGATCTCTAATTTCCGCAATAAATTTTTGTTGTGATACGTGCGACATAGTTGTTAGGAAAATTTGTTAAAAGCACCTGTCTTTTTCAAGAATGGTTTCAAGTTTGGGGGTTCCCAACCTTGTGGTTTGAGTACCTTGCCATCTTCACGCTTGCGTACCTTGCCATTGGCTTCAATCTTTGCAAAATTAGTAGACATGACTTCTTTCCACGCCGCTTCTCCATCAAAGCCTGCACTATGTATAGCACCAATGGTAACAACCAGTATATCAATTAGTGCGTCCAATGTTTCAACTTGATCATCAGATAATGTTGCTTCTAACAATTCTTGATATTCTTCACTAATGAGATTAACATACATGGCAAATTGTTTTTCGTCAAACCCGTCAACACTTTGATCACAGGCTCGCATAAATTTTTCTTGATCACGGAAGAGATTTGACATTGGCTTCTTCTCGGGTGTAAAATGGACCTTGATACTGATAACGTTCTAGTGTAATCAGTTTGGGACTTTGTACAATAGCCCAGGTTCGGCGTTGCTTGACCTGATACCATCCGGCTGCAAACCACGAACGTGACTTGCGATTCTTGGTATACAATGGCAATTTGTGTTGCACATCCCAGATGGGATTGTATACTCGAGATCCTGATGGATATCCTTGTACTTGAAAACTGGCAGATTCTCGATTGGGCTTGTTACCCACTGCTGGAAATTCAATATCAACTTGTTTGCGGATCATTGCAATGGTCTTGAATGGCATGACCCGATTGTTGATTCTGACTGCAAAACCATCTCCTGTGGCTTCTATGTTGCCGACCTTTTTATCATCCTGTGTAAGAATGTAAAACTGATCTTTAACTATGGGTTTGGCTATAATTCTCATCTAGTGTTCCTTTATAGGTTTCGTTGAGCCAGCGAGCATACTGCTCTGCTGACTCAGATATCTTTGTGAGTTCGTACTTGCCGCAAAACTTCATGAATCTCACACCAACTTGACCAATGTCTTTGTGACTGATCTGTTCACGTATTGCACCATCTACTTTGTCTTTGATCTCTTTGGGTTGTGCAGTAAGATCAATCAGCACACGATTGCGTTCGTAATCGTCTTTCACACGATGTTCGTCGCCATTGTGGTCAGACCAACGCTGAAGCATGAGATTGTTCCAATTGAAGCCTTTAGAATTGCGGTCTTCGAATGCTTCTTGCAAACCAACTTTGTTTTTGGTGCCTTTGGTTCGCACACCAGGATAAGCCGAAAATACGTTGTCAGATGTATCACCACGCATGCATTTTTCAAACAACAGCCATTCTGGATCAGGAATTGTTTTGTCTGTCTTGGTCTTTTTGTCTTTCACACGTCGACCCTTGGCATCAAATATGCCTGTTACCGTGTGAAGTTCATCGGTAATGCCATTATATTGGCTAACATTGGGTGCTAGTAATTGCACAAAATCTGTGTCTGATGAAATCACGTAGTGCTCGTCCTGCGGATGCAAGGCTATCCAGCGAGCAATCACGTCGTCTGCTTCGGCTTC